GCCAAATACAACCTCTGGGAGAGCCAGAGGGTCCCGCCTAGGCCGTCCGTAGGCGCGTTTTAGCCCTCTAGGGCCTAGGGAAGGGCCTCCTACCGCGCCCTAGGGGCCTCCAAACGCTTCAAAAGGCGGATACAACCTAGGGTTAAGGGCTATAATCCCCTACTACCCCCTGGGGACGCTTTTCGGAGAGAAAAAATAATGGGTGATCGTGGTCGTCCTTCCGCAGCGTCAATTTTATCCGAGGCTGCACGACTTGAAACAACCGAGCGTCCTCATCCGCCGCACGACTTAAGCGACGAGGAAGTTGAAATCTGGGTCAAGGTCGCAGCGTCGCAGAAGTCTGATTGGTTTACCGACGGCAACCTACCGCTGCTCGCGCAGTATTGCCGCCACTGCGTGCAGGCACGACGCGTTGCCGAGTGGATTGAAAAAGCAACCGGCGACTCCAAGCTTAGGGTCAGCGACTACGCTCGTTTGCTCACTATGCAGAGCCGCGAAACCAGACTCATGATCATGCTGGCGACCAAGATGCGTATAACTCAACAGAGCGTAATCAATAACCGTGGCAACAAAAGATCCGTCTCGTCGAAGCCGTGGGAAGGTTGAGCTCTTCCAAGAAGGGATGAGCCGCAGCGGGGACCGCGTGAGAGCTTTTCGCGCACGTAGGCGTCGCGGCGGAAAACTTATGACTGTTGAGCGCCCCGCCGGTTACGAGGATGGGCTGGTCGAAGCCGGTTTTCTCAAGGAGTGGGACACCGAGAATGACTTGGCCATCGTTCGGGCAACCGAGGAAGTCCTGCGGGAGCTCGTGCGCCGGAATGGCGGCGAGTAACACCGTTACAGGGGTAGCCTTTTTTATATGGCTTTATTCTATTTCACGATCCGAGGGAGCGTTCGCGATGAATACCCCATTAAATAAGCTAGGCGCGGCGGTAAGCCTACGCGAGGCCAACACGAGCGCCGAGGTGTTTGCCGATGTCGCGCGGTTCATGATGATAAGCGATGGGACCGGCGACGCCGCAGCGACAGCTGAGGGCCAAGGCCGCCAGCGCGCCGCCGCCATTCTAAAAAGCACCGTCGCCGCCGGTAGTATAGCAGACCCAGCTTGGGCGGGCATATGGGCGGACTACGCCCTCGTCGCCGCTGCTTGGATGGACTCGCTCCGAACGCAGAGTGCGTTCGATGCCATGCTGTCATCGATGGTGCAGGTCCCGTTGCGGACGCGCGTCGGCATCACGACGACCGGGGCCACTGGATACGTCCGCGGCGAAGGGGGGCTGCCTAGACGACTCTCGCGAATGGACCTCGGCGCCGCAGGCTTGGATGCTTTGAACGCCGTCGCTTGGATCACCGTCACCCGGGATCTGAGCAAGTTCGCCGGGCCGACAGGCGCCACCCTGTTCGACCGGGAACTTAAGGCCGCAGTTGCTGCGGTCACGGACGAAGAATTTATCCGAATTCTAATAGACGGCATCACGCCCACTCCCTCTTCTGGCGCGGACACTGGGGCAGTCCGGAGCGATCTCGCCACCGCCCTCTCCGAGATCGATGCGGACTTCCGGAGCAAGTTCTTTGTGTTGACCACCTCGAAGATCGCGAAGAGCTGGGCGACCTCCTGCACCGAAAGCGGCGCTGCCGCATTCCCAGACATGGGGCCGAACGGCGGCACCATTTGCAAAATGCCCGTGATAGTGAGTGCCGGTGTGCCGGATGGTTACGTGATTGTTGTAGACGCCGCCGGGATTGCCGCCTCCAGCGAAAACATCGAGTTGAAGGTTTTGCGCCACGTCACGGTGGACGTTGGTAGTCCGCCCGACAGCCCTCCAACAGCCGCCACCGCTCTAGTATCGCTGTGGCAGGAAAACTTGGTAGGCCTCGCTGCCGAACGTTATTTCGGTGTGCGCCGGATGCGAACGAGCGCGGTCGGTGTCATTAGCGACGTCAGCTATTCCGGAGACGACTCGCCCGAGGCTTGATGTGGTGGAGAAGGAGCGCCGATGAGCGACAAACCTAGCCAGCAGGAATTGGCTGACGTCCAAACCGAGATCGAGGGGCTGCCGTTCTACCAGAGGATGATCCAGCAGGTTGGTGTGCAAGGCGCGAGGAAAAGCGCAACGCGTGACGAGCTTTGGAGCTTGGTCGCAATGCTGATTGACCAGATGCAAAAGCAAAACAAGCGCCTCGCCGAATTCGAACGGCGGCCAGCCCTAAAATACATGGGCGTGTGGCGAGAAGGCCGAGCCTACGGCGAAGGCACGCTCACCACTGACCACGGTGCCTTATGGTTCGCCAAGCGCGCGACGGGGATGCGGCCTGGCGCAGGCGACGACTGGCAACTGACGTGCAAAACGCGGGGTGCGAAATGAGCCCCAAGAAACTGAAACGGGTCACGGCTCGTAAATCACATTCCCCCGTTGAGGCGCTCACCACCTTCGCCGCCGAATGCTTGCGCAATGAGTTCACACGCCTCGGGGCCTTCGACGCCGCGCGTCGCAGCCTACAGGAGCAGTCTCGACGCTGCGGAGGCGACGGTTCCCTGCGGGATGTGCAAGCCTTTTTGTGTGAAGACGGCCGGACCGTCATGTTGTTCGCAGACTACGCCAGCGACGATCATCTCAGCACGTCATTCCTGCTCTCGAAGGTAACAAGGGAAGCCGACTTCGATTCGCAATTTTACGTCCGCGAGTGTGAGCGGGGGTAGTTCAACGGGCATTTGCTATTTATTAAGGCTAAACTTGTTGGCGCCAATCATCGCCACCGTGCTGCCACACCCCATCGCAATTAATTGAGCTTCTGCGGGGAGGGCGTCGCATGTCGGTTGATAATTGCAGGTTTGTCGCTGCTCGGCTCCGTTTCGCCCTCGTCCAGTTTTCATATTTTCTTATCCGCGGTACGGCTCGTTCCATATTAAAGGCGCAGCATTTCCTTAGGCAGGAATTTCCTTAGGCAGAACCGCTATAGGACGAGGCCGTCCAGGCCGTCCGTAGAGACGGGTTTAAGGAGAGGGGAGCTACCCCTATAGCCCTTCCCCTAGGGAGGCCTATAGGCGGACGGCGTAGAAGGTCCCTTTAGAGGGGATTAGGACCGCCATCACGTGGCGCGCCACCGCCGACGACTACTGTGACTTAGCGCACTTCAAAAGAAGCAGGATTTTCGGTAGACCCTCTCCTTACATTCAAGGGAGGTCACGATGTTTGATTATCCTGACTCTCACTCGCAACCGATCATCAGCATGTTCGGCAGCGGATACGTTGCAGAAGCGCATCGGGAAGAAACCCATTTCAATTTGCCGCGCTCTGAGCGCCGCGAGTTGGATTTCAGCAAAATTATGAAGAGCCTCAGGTCCGCGCTGGGACTGCATTAAGGAGAGAGGGGTTATCCCTCTAGCTCAGGCCTGGGGGGAGGCCTCTAGGCGGACGGCGTAGACGCGCATCACGATCCTTGTCGCGTTCGTTAGTCGCGTGAATTCCGATGCCCTTCGTGCTACGCTGCCGCGCCATTGGGTTTGATCTTTGGGAGGCGAGGATGGACCCCGTAATTGGAGCCATCATTGTAGCGCTGATCCAAGCTGTCCTGGCTCCGGTGATAAGCTACATGACGTCAAGCCCGAAGGGGCGCGACGATGCTCCAGCACAATGGGACCCTGACATACGACGGGGCGGCGGGAGGTACGAGTATGACATACGACCGGCCGGGAGGCGCGACATACGACGGGTCGAACCATGGGGCGGGGTACAGAAATTCATTACCTATGTGATGCTCTTGTTCTTTGGGGTAGGAAGCTTATTCGTCACGTTTCTTGCACTCACGGGAGCTGCGCGCGCCCCGGCCCGTCAAATGCCGCTGGTAATTGTCGTATGGGTGGGCGCGCTGGCCTCTTGGGCGGCTTTCTTCTGGTGCCTAAAACGGATTCGCAGTCGCACGCAATAAAGATAGGCGGACGGCTATGATCGCCGACCGAGCGGGACCACGTTGTCCTCGCTCCTCCCTTCGACCAGCGCCAGCACGTGGCGCGCCACCGCCGACATGATCCGCTTATCATCCTTGGTATAGGAATGCCGATCATAAACATCAGTCACCGTACTGGTCCGGTGGTTGGCGATCCGGTCCATCGCGTCGCGGCCAAAACCTAATCTAGTGATCCACGTCAGGCAGGTTCGCCTCAGGTCGTGGGGCGTGGCGCGTTCAAGTTTGAGTTCGGCGACCTGCTCCCGCATCAGAAAGCGCGATTGTTTGTCATCGTTGTTGAGATGATCCTCGATCAGCGCCTGCGCGGGCTCCGAGAGCCATACACGGTGATCGCGGGCGTTCTTCGTTCCAGGCCAGTTGCCCTGGGGCTTTCCTGGCATCTTCCACCACCCGTCAGCAATGTGCTCGCGCTGCATCGCCGCGACCTCGCCAGGGCGTTGCCCGGTAAGGAGGATCAGCCTCAACGCAGGGTCGAGCCTCGGCCAAAGCAGCTTGACCTCGGCGTCAGAGAGCACGCGTTCGCGGCTTGACGTGGGGTTGCGATCAACACCGTGGCATGGGTTGACCGCGACGATCTCCTGTTTAATTCCCCACGTGAATATCGCCGATGCTGACGCCAGCACCTGATTGGCGACGATAGGGGCCTCGATCCTCGCCATAACGCCACGAACGTCGGCGCGGGTGATGGCGTTGGCCTTTAGCTTACTCCACTTGGGTGTCAGGTGGCGCTCTACTAATCGCTTGGCCTGCTTCCAACTCTTGTTATGTTTCTTCGCCCACAGTTCAACGTACTGGCCCGCGAGGTCGGCGAAGGTCCCGCTATCGCGTTGCGCTTGGCGTTCGGCGACCGGGTCTTTGCCCTCAGCGACATCGAGCATCACTCGCGCGGTCAATTTTCGTGCGTCAGCGAGCCCGATGTAGCGCGCATCGCCGAGGTGAAGCCATCGTGGTCTATTGCTGTAACGATAGACTACCTTCCAGCTCTTATGACCGCTGGTCCTGACGACGAGCGCCAGATGCGGGCTTCTGTCATCCCATATCGTCTCGTCGCGATCTCCGCCCTTTTGGGCCTGCACGAACATGTCGGTCAGCTTTCGGCGGTGAACGTCCCGCGAAGCCGTCCCGTCTTTTCTAGGTCTAGCCATTGAGGTCCCCCCCGAGCTAACTCTGCGCTAACGGCAGGCGTGAATTTGACTAAACAACCTAGAATACAGTTGAATAGAAAAGCCAATGATATCAAAGGCTTGTAAGTATTTTTAGGGGATAAGTAGGGCCTTTGGCTACCCCAAAATTAACCGTTTCTTACAGACAAAACGTGAGAAAACCCCTATTTTCAAAGGGTTTTTAGCATTAGCCGACCCATGAGCTAACTCCAAGCTAACTCCGAGGGCCTCTCTGACGCCCCTAGACACGCCCATAAATTTGAATAAAGGTAGAGATCGGGATTAGAGGAATTCCCGGGTACAAAATCCTCCTCTGCAGGCGGGGATTACCCTAACCGCCGCACCAACGGGTCACGCGAACGCAACTTGATGCGGGAGCGGGGGCCCTTCTTCATTTTTAGAGCCCGCCGTTCGCGCATCCGACCAGAGGATGCAGCCGTGAACGTGTCGAAGCCTTTTCATCTTCAGATCGCTGAAGCCGATCGCAAGAAGAAGACGTCAGCTGCAATAGCTGCGCCTCATCGCCGTCAACAAAAGGAGGGGGATGATGATGACGACGCTCCCAAGAAAAAGCGCGGGCCTCGTCGCGAGCTTGGCCCCATCGAGCCTGGTCAGCCGCTGCTCCTGAAGGAGCAAATGCTCAAGGTCGTCGGCCATCAATCGTATAGCGCCATATGGGGCTTGATGAAGCGGGGCGAATTTCCGCTCCCGATTGCGCTTGGGCCTCCCGAAGGCAGGACCACCAAGGTCGCTTGGATGACATCCGAGGTCCACGCTTGGATCGCATCGCGCCCCCGGCGACCAATCGGCAAGCTCGGAAAAATCAGAGACGCCCAGGACGACGCCGCCGAACGTAAGCGCACGGGAGCTGCACGATGAAAATCAGATGCGATCGCAAGGCGGCCCGGGCGTTGAAGCCCAAGGAGGTCGCATGAGTAAATCCGCACCGAAGATATTGGCGATAGAGTGAGCAGACCTTATGACAATCGAAAACCTAGGCTCCGGTAAACGGATTTGGGCTCCCGAGGCCAAACTCAGGCAGCTCTTAATCTGGCCGAACAAGGTGTTTTACTCGTTTGATGGAAGGGAAATTGTTATCGTTCTCAAGCGTTCGCAGACGACCCCAAGGTTCTCGTTCTGTGTAAACAACATCCAGTCGTTTGGCGTCGAGGGCGAAAAGGTCAGGGTCCGTTTAATCGAATTAGACGGGACCTTCATCGCGGAAACCTCGCTCGCTGATATCATCGAAGAGGTCAAAGGCGAGACGCCTCTCCGGAGCAGGTTCGACGGATGGGGGGATTTCTTCTGGCTGACCGAAGACTTCAAGATCAGTCGTCCGGAAGAATTCTACAACCGTGCTCCCATCGGTAGCTCGGCTATCGAATGCTCGGCTATCGAATATCTGACGGGGCGTAAACGAGCCCGGTTCGCTGATCGTGGATCGGGGGCGCGTTCCATAAATCTAGTGGCCGTAAAAACGATGCGGGAGTAAGTTAAAAAAGTTAGGCCCGCCGGTTAGGGCGGGCCTTAGATTTCAAACCCGTGTGCAGCGGGATTGAGAGTGGAAGCGTTCCTTTTATAAACCCCTCTCATTCTGCCGTCCAAGGGTATTGTGGAGACCCGGCGGCACTCAGCGGCGTCAGTCCGAAGAAGTCCTCAGATGTAGGCACACCCAGCTTGCTGGGTGCACGGTCCCCGGCCCTGGCAAGGCATAGTGAGGGGGCTCCCTAAAAACCAACAGCGCGATAGCGCAACGCGGACCCGTCCGCGGTGGGAGCTTTACTATGCTGGACCTCGGCAAGAAACAAACCAATGGGCAAGTCTACGATGAGGCCGAACGTTTTCTGAGGCTGCTCGACCCTAATGCCGAACGCTTCACATTCCAGACGTTCGACGACAACCCTAAACGTAAGGACAAGAAGCTGGTTAGAGTAATCCACGGATCGCTGACCGAGGTCTTTGACCAGCTATGTAACTTCAACGATCTGGGCGCTGGTGTCTTCGTCACGATAAACGAGACCGACTTCAAGCGTCGAACAAAAGAAAACATCGTCAGGGTTCGCGCCCTCTTCATGGACCTAGACGGTTCGCCGAAGCCGAAGGATTTTCTAACGCCTACCATCGAGGTCGAAACGTCGGAAGAGCGCTGGCACCTTTATTATCTGACCGGCGACGTGAAACTCGAAGAGTTCACCGCTAAGCAGAAGCTACTGATCGCCAAGTTCGAAAGCGACCCTCAGGTTCAAGACCTCCCTCGCGTGATGCGACTTCCCGGCTTCTTTCACCGCAAGGAGGAGCCGCGTCTGGTTCGTGTTACAGCGAGCAGCGATGCGGTCTATACCAGCGATCAATTCTCTGGCGCATTGAAATCGGACGACAACAGGCCTGAGCATCTTCGGAACTACAAGTCGAGTGGGGCAGGCGCCGACTTCAAGCCATCAGATTTCCCTGGCCGAAGCGACGACGAGTTAAAGGCTCTACTCGAGGCCAGTCGAATAAGAAAGGAAGGTCCCAAGCCGGGCAAGTGGCGCATCTCCATGCTCAGTGCAACCGCCACGATGATCGGGCGCGGCTGGCTCGACGCCAAGATCAAGGAGACCTGCGCACCTTACTGCGATGGGGGAGAAAACGACCCGGACCTCAAGGAGCTGATCGACGGCGGTCGGAAGAAGTGGAAAAGGCCTGAGCACGCCGTCAATGATAAGCTCTCCGATGGTGAAGTCGCCCTCGCTGACTTCTACGCATACATGCCGGACCACTCATATATCTTCGTGCCGACCGGCGAGAAGTGGCCAGCAGCCAGCGTCAACTCGCGACTGCCATCGATACCTCTGCTAAAGAAGGATGGCACCGCGGTCGTGGATACGAATGGTAATCCGAAGCGCATCAAGCCCAACGTCTGGCTCGACAAGCATAGGCCTGTCGAGCAGATGACATGGGCTCCTGGAGAGCCGCCGATTATTGAAGGACGACTGATCGCGGACGGAGGATGGATTAAACGTCAGGGGGTATCTGCGTACAACCTGTACCGCCCGCCGGTAGTTGGAAATGGCGACGCTGCTAAGGCGACTAGATGGATCGATCTGGTCAGGAAGATATATCCCGACGATGCGGACCACATCATCGCGTTCTGCGCGCAACGTATCCAGCACCCCGCCGTTAAGATCAATCACGGCCTGCTTCTCGGTGGCTCTACTGGTATCGGCAAAGACACCATGCTTGAGCCGCTCAAGCACGGTGTCGGACCATGGAATTTCAAGGAGGTTTCGCCGCAGGATATTATGGATACCTATAACGATTATATGGAAAGCGTGGTTCTGCGCATCTCCGAGGCCCACGACCTTGGAGAGTATAGTCGCTACGCCTTTCACGACCGGATGAAGACCATACAGGCTGCGCCGCCGGACGTGATCAGGGTCAATACTAAGTACAAGCTGCAGCACTACGTTACGAACGTGGCCGGCTCGATCTCGACTACCAACAACAGGTTCGACGCCATCTATCTTCCATCAAACGACAGGCGAACCTACGTCGCTTGGTCGGAAGTCGAGAAGGTGGACTTCGAGGAAGGTTTCTGGTCGAGCTTCTGGGCTTGGTACGCGAGCGGAGGTCTGGACGACGTAGTTGCGCATTTAAGGAAATACGATCTATCGAAGTTCGATCCGAAGGCACCTCCAAAACAGACCGATGCGTTCTGGCAGATCGTCGGCGTCAGCGCAGCGCCGGAGGAGTCAGAACTTGCCGACGCTCTCGACGCTATGCAAAAAAATGGGCAACGGCCGATTGTAACGACGATCAACGCGGTGATGGAAGCAGCAGCCTTCGCGGCGGACTTGAATACTTGGCTACGGGACCCAAAGAACAGGCGGCGTGTCCCTGGACGGTTCGAGGCTTGCGGCTACCTTCCGGTTCATAATACGGAGGTCAAGGACAAGCGCTGGGTCATCAACGGCAGGAGGCAAATCGTCTATGGCCGAATGGACGTTTCGGCTAGTGAGAGGATCGCCGCCGCCAGGAAGTTAACCGAGGCTACGCCTCCCTCGGAACATCTCACTAAGAGTCATAAGCCATCGTCGCGTGACCCTTGATGAGGAGCGTTTGATCCTCGATATCCTAGATCTTGCCCATCTTTTTAGAACGCCGGGGCGATCCTACGACGATCCTATATATCCTCGATATCCTCGATCCTGCTCTCTCTTTCTTTTGTCTTTCCTAAATCCCCTTATTTTCAATCTTTTTTCGTACCCCCCTCGTACCTAAAAGGACGCTCCCCTTACTAATAAAAGGAAGAGAGAGCAGGATCGAGGATATCGAAGATATCGAAGATTTTGCGACCCCTTCTAAAAGCGCCCCTATATTACTGAAATAGTAGATTGTAGAAGGAGATGAGGGGCAGACCTCTTTGGTTTTCCAAAAAAAATCAAAAATCCAAATCATTATTGGAATGAAAATTCTAAAAAATAATTGGGAGGGGGGGATCAGAAAAAGGTTTTTGGTCGTCTCACCGAGACCGGCGTGTCACCTGCAAAGTCATAAACCGCTATTTGGGCCGACCTCATCGTCGTTGGACGAAATTTTGGGGCTAGGCCGTCCGTAGGCGCGTGCACTCAAAGGCCCTTCAAACCCTGCCAAATACAACCTCTGGGAGAGCCAGAGGGTCCCGCCTAGGCCGTCCGTAGGCGCGTTTTAGCCCTCTAGGGCCTAGGGAAGGGCCTCCTACCGCGCCCTAGGGGCCTCCAAACGCTTCAAA